AGTCTCCTCTATAAAATGATTATAAACCTGCCAGGCGCTTCAAGTCGATCACATTGCTGCGTTCTTCTTGGTGAGTTTCTGGTACAGTTTTATCACCAGTTACTGCGGTGACTTGTTCAGAAATTACTTTACGGGCTTTAACTGATCTGTCTTCCAACACTGCTGGTAGATATTTCTCAAAAGCGTTTTTCAGACGATTTGTCTGTACGCTTTCCAACAAATTGCGCATGACATCTGCTTTCTCTTTGTTAAGAGGACTCAGCAATTCATCCATTGCACTTTGACGTGAGTTGGATTCCTTGATCATACGCACTTCGCGTTCCTTGCGCTCAATGAGGACTTTCGCCTTTTCAGTGAGCTCAATGGCTTCTGCCAATTGACGATCTTTGTTTGATAACAAGTTATACAGCTTCTTGACTTCGGCCTTCTCATTGAGGTGAGTAGCACCGAATTCAGCAGCGTATGCTTCAAAGATACGACGACCAAAATTGTTCTCGCGAGCAACTTTTACGTCTTCGTGCAATTGTGTAAGTTCTGCCTTCAAATGACGGCTAACAGCTCGAGTCATCTTTTCAGCAGATTCTTTTACGAATCGTGCTTTGAGTTGTTCGAGTTTGCTACGTGCTTCACGCACCAAACGCACTTTGGTTTCCACCACATCACGTTTGTCTTGTGCGAATTCTTGAATTTCACGAGCAAGAGCATGCACCATAAAGTTCTCGAGTTTTTCGAGTCCTTCAGCGTGCATCTTACGGTCTTTACGCAGTTCGCCAATTTCTTCAGCAAGTTTTGTCACCAAGAAGCCGTTAAACTTCTGTGCAGACTCTTTCATCTTGCCTTGGAACTTGACGCGATCTTCAGCTAGAGCACGCTTTTCAGCAGCTACAGCTTGAATTTCAGTGGCAAGACCATCTGTTACCATCTTATCTAGGGCTTCGACCATGACTGACTTGTCATGCTCATAGCGTTGTGCAAATTCTTCTCTCAATTCTGCACGAACTGATTCACGAGCTTCGTTTAACTTTTGATCCCAAGCTTCGTTGAGTTCTCGGCTAACGTCTTCGTTAATCAGGCCGCTATCTAGCAATGGTTTAATAGCATCAAACATGCCTGGTTCTCCTTAGATTTTAAGATCCCTGATTAGGCGTTTTACTTCCTCTTTCAGGTATCTTTGCACTTTGTCGCCTTGACCAGACTCGCGAGCCATCTCCAACACTCTATGACCGTGCTTCATATTGAGCAAGCCTTCATAGATAGCTGTGGGATAGGCGTTTGGTGCGCTGGGTTGGGCAACCACATCTATAGTGACTATTTCAAAGTCACTTACATGTCCTGTTCTGTCGTCTACATTGCCGCTGCCGCGGCTGGATACGCCAAGTTTTACACCTGACGTCAACAGAGTCTTTATCAAGTTACCCATGGGAGTGGGCAAAATTTTCAGCTTTCCGCAACCAGCATGTCCGTCCATCCACATGTTTTCAACAGTGTGGCACACTCGATCTAGATTGATCTTGAGATCATCTGGATGGTCAACTTCACCCAAGACGGAATTGCCTTCTCGGATTTGTTGATTTATAGTGTCAACTGCACGAGAAATTTCTCGCAGAGGATAGATACGCTCATTTGCATTACGCTTGTCGCCTTCAATACAGATACCTTTGAGATAGAGATTCTTACCGCCGCTGGCTGCATCGTCTTCAGTAATGACTTCGATGCGAGCCTGGCTAAATGTAAGATCTTCTCTTAGATACTTTGACGACATTTTAATTAACCTCTACCGCTTGGTATTGGGCTCTTGTTGTTTACGCCACTGGCTTGTGACATTGTTGGCTTTGGAGCAGCAGTTTTGAATGCGCCTTTGCCAGCATCTTGTGTTGGTGTGACACCAAGGTCTTTGGTAGTGTTGCGATACGCTGAGGTGTCATGATGGCCGCCTTCGTTGGCACCAGTGTGAACTGGTTTGGCCATTGCACCACGTGCGCCTGAGTTGGCAGCTACAGTAGACTTTTTGTTTGTGTTGCCTTCTTCAGAAGTAACTGGCTTTGGGGCTGCTTTTAATTGCAGAGCTTCCATCATGCCCATTTGGTCGTCCATTTCTTCTGTGTCGTCCATTTCAATGGCGTCGCCGCCTTCTTCAGGCCCCATGTCATCGCCGTTGCCCATCATGTCTTCAAATTGAGCCATGAGTTCGTCCAGCTTGTCTTCCAGGTTCATGATGTCGTCTTTGGTGGCTGTTTCGTCGCCGCCCATGTCATCGCCCATGTCATCGCCCATGTCATTACTGCCCATGTCGTCGCCCATGTCATCTTCTTCGCCTTCCATGTTGATGTCGGATTCTTCTTCCATTTCAACATCATCAATCAGGCTGTCAGCAGCGTCACCGCCCATGGCACCTTCTTCAATGTCATCGGTACCTTCGTCGAGCTCTTCTGCGTGCTCTTCGTCCATCATGCTTTCGTAGATCTCACGGCTTTTGGCCACTACGATGTCATGGAAAAGCTCTTGAGCTTTTTTGTCTTCATCATTGATCACGTATTCAATCAATTGTTCAAATCTGTTCATAAGGAAACTCCTATAGTAAAGTGTGCTGTTATTTACACAGGTGAGATAAAAGCGGTGTGTTAAGTAGTCAAAAAGACTATAAATTGCAAATTGCTTGCAACAATTAGACTACTGGTGCTGGCGGTGGTGCATATTGTTGACGCACCAGTTTGAGTTTTTCTTTGTATTCCACAGTTCTGATATCATTCATTTTTCTCAGCTTGCTGAGTTGACGCAGGGTCAAATGAGTTTTACGCAGGTCACCCAGCTGTAGCTGGCTATTGTCTTGAGCCAGGTCCTGATATGCTTCAGGTTCTTTTGACCAAAATTCTTGTAGTATCATGCCAGTATTTATACTGTTGGGGCTGCGCCGCCGGGTGCTGGTGGTACTGCTGCACCTGGCGTAGTGGCTGGCACACCCGGAGTTTCAGGCGTCATTCCAGCCATTTCTTCTCCAGCAGCGATGTCTGTTTCTAGGGCGCCTGGTGTGATACCCACGCTGCGTAGATCCTGTCCTGACTGTGTTTGCATTTCAGGACTGTCACGTTCTTCACGCCACATTTGTTCGTTTTCTTTGATTTCTTCTTCGGTCAAGCCCAAGAAACGCTCAAGCATGAATCGCTTGCTCATGTAGGGCAGTGGCTCCAGTCCCTGGAATGCCTGAATACGAGTGTTGTCCAGTTCACTTTGACGATAGCTGGCAAAGTTTTGCGGAGGATTGAACTTCAAATTAAACAGGCCAGCATCAATGTTGAAGCCACGCCATTTCAGGAACATTTTGAATTCGTCGTCTAGCTTTTCGCACACCAGAGCCTGCAAGCGTTCGCAATACTGGTTAAAGCGGAATTCTTGTATCAGGGCAGTGCCCACTTTGCCGTCGCTGGTCACACGATCTGAGTCATCAGGTCCTGTGGGCAAGTAACTGGATGGCACACGCAGGCCACGAGCCATTTTGTTGTTGAAATACTTTAGGTCGTCAATTTCACCAAGATTCTGTCCGCCAGGCAGTGTTTCTACGCTGCTACCGCGACCGTCTTGTCCTTGTGGGAAAAAGTAATCTTCACCCACGCTGAGTGGGTTGTAGCTAGAATCCATCATGTTTTGACCGCCGCCTGTTATGGTAGGAATTCTGCGTTGATGCATTTCATTTTTCACACGCTCCACAAACGCCATGGCCAAGTGGCTGGGCATGTTGCCCACATCAATTTTGAAGATTCGTCGTTCCGGAGCACGTTGCACACGATAGATTAGAATTGAGTCTTCCAACAGTTGTTTCTGTTTGAACACCATGAAAATCTGTTCCAGCACACTGCGTCCAAAAGGCCAGAACACATCTAAGCCTTCGTTCAGACTCATGTGTACCACATGCTTGGCATCAATACAAACTTCGTTCATGGCCTGCATGAAACGACTGTTGTTGGTGCCGCCGCCTGATCCACCGTTGGGCATGGTGTAGTTTGAACTGCCGCTGATGCTGCCTGTCACCGGGTTGGTCATGTAGTCAGTGGTGGTTTTTGCTGCCACGCTGAGATTCTGAAAGTTGGGATTGATGTCTCGAATCACATACTGTTCAGGACGTTTGCCTTCGCTTTCGTTCACAATGACTCGAGCCAGCTTGCTCATATCCACCCAGTACATTTCAAATGTTTCTGGATCACGCACAAAAATCTGATCACCGTATTTGATGGTGTTACGAAACAGTTTGAAAATGCGTTGACCCAGCTTGTTCAGCTTGACCCACTGTTGCAACTGCTTGCGAATAATATCTACTTCGTGATCTGTGGGCTTGTCTTTGTAGTCCACTTCAAAAGGTGTGCCATTTGACTGATTGGGCTGTGTGCTGAACTCAGCAATGATGTCCAGGCATGCATTGATTTCTGAATCCATGTCCATGTTTTCGTACTGGTTGTAACGCTCAATACGGTTGGGGTGTCCTGAATATACTTCTGGTAGTCTGCTGGCATAGTTGCGAAACACAAAGTCTGCTTGTGCTCCTGAGTTGTTGCCGTTGTTTCTGGGATATCCGTTCAGGCCAAACTGATTTTTTCCCGATATAGGACTCAGCTGACCAGACGTGTCTGCCACTTTGAAATATTTTTTCCAACTTTGTTGTTCTGCCATAGTAAGTTATTTACCGTGTTAGTAGTTGGTTGCCAGTATCTTTTGCATGACTTCCAACTGACGGTCATTGGTACGTGCCATGTCTCGTATGCCCTCTGCCACGTGTTCCATACCAGGCACAACAGTTTCTCCGCTGGTACGAAGCATTTCCGCCAGGGCCTCGGCCATGGCAGCTCGGAATTCTACTCCTGCCTGTTCCAACGCTTTACTGCCATCTGTATTGTGTTGCTCTTGAATTTCTTTGATTCTTGCTGCAATTTCTTCGCCAATTCCTGGGATCACAGCAGTTCCCAGCTGAGCTACTCCCAGTTCAAAGTTCATTGCAATTCCACTATTGATAATTTCTTTCCATACATCGGGGTTGGTGATAGTTTGTGTGGCTTTGTCAAACGCTCCCATTCCGGCTGCAATATCTTTGACAGCGCTAAGGTCTGTGCTCACATGCCCTCGATTGATACCAGTGTATTGATTATAGCCGCCAAAAGTTGGCCCAATACCACCTTCAGCCATTACATTGTTTAAATCTAATTTTACACTAACCGGTACAGCACCATTCTTCAGTGGAATAACTGCTTCATCCTGGCCACCTTCACCAATAACAGCCGGCGTGCCGCCTTCGGACGCTTTGACTATGCCGCCGTCTTTCATGAAAATATGCGGAGGATCTCCTTGCAATGGGTTAAATCCAAATTCTTGCAGCAGCCCTGAACGTTTTAAATCTTCTACTTGACTGCTGTTGATGTCAATAGCACGGCCTTGTTGATGCTTGCTATGGCCTGGCAGTGCCTTGGGGTTGCTGCCCGAATCAACTTTGGCCTGTTCTTCCGGTGATCGGAATGCACTGTTAACTTGCAAACGTTTGCCAGTCAATGTCATGTAGTCTTCTGCCATTTGGGCAAAATTTTGTTGTACCGGAGATAACAGTTTGGCAAAGTGTTCTTTGGTTCCTGTGCCGCCGGTAAACTTGATATATTCCTCCCATGAACGTTTAGGTTCCTGTGATGGACCACCTGATGGTAAGCTGGCTGGAGCAGCACCTGCTTTTACAGACCTAGCGGCTGGTGCTGCTGGTGCTGCTCCTCCTGCTGCTGCTGGTGCTGCTCCGCCGCCTGCTGCTGGTGCTGCTCCGCCGCCTGCTCCTCCACCTGCTGGTGCTGCAAACTTTTTGTTATAGTCAGCAACTGCCTGGGCCGCAATTTCGCTTCTCTTTTTAAAACCTTCTAGTTGTTTTTCATTTAATTTGTTACCATCGTTGAATAATTTTTGATACCTTTCAATTTCTGCCAGTGTTTTTTCATATTCTGGCAATTTTTTCATCTTATCTTCTGCTGCTAGTTGTCCAAGCACACCACCACTGGCAGCAATAGCAGCAGTATCCGGGACTGCGCCATCAATAGTACCGCCACTACCTAGTTCAGGACCAGTGCCGCCTTGTTCTTGTCCAGCAAGACCAAACATTTTGGCCATTGCACCAGCAGCCAAAGTTGTGTTGTGAGTCAATAGGATCAAGGCATCAGTTGAAGGTCCGACACCAGCAAATACAAATCTCTCTACTGCTTCATTGCCTTTTTGTTGCATGAGAACCAAATTTGTTTGTGCTTGCACTGCTGCGTCTTTTGCTTTGCCGCCTTTGATTCCTTGATCTGTT